TACCTTTGGGTATGGGTTGGTGGGCTTAATGGCGGTGGAGTTGGATCAGGAATTAAGGGCAAGCTAGCTGCAAGCTATGTTGCCAAGAACAACCTGAACACAACTGCAACTGCTGGTGTGGCTGATGATGCTTCAACAACTAAGATTGCTTATGTTGTTGGACTTGCAGCTACAACTGGCGCTGCTGCTGTAGAGCTTGGTTCTGTAGCGCACCTCAAGGTGAACTAATAAACTGGGGGGCGTAACAGCCCCCCTTTTTGAGAGGAATTATGCCAAGTTTAACCAATCTTATCGGCTTGGGTATGCCACCTGAGCAGGCTGTAGAAGTTTCTGACGGAACTTTTACAACTGTAACGAGCACTAACGCTGTAGTAGCTACAGCCGGTGGCGTTCGTACTAAAATGGCAATCAATAACGTCAATGACACTACTCCAACAGCAGCAGAGCTAACCACTTCGTTCGGTGCTCCAGCTACTGTAGGAACTGGATTTGTAGGTATTGTGAAGGATAACGATGCTGATACTAACTGCTTTGTGGTTGTATCAAACGGTACGTCTTTCTTTTACCTAAAGTTCACTAAGGCAACTTGATGCTATGGGGGGAGCAATCCCCCCTTTTTTTGGATGATTTATGAATCAATCTGGCAACGCAGCAACTACTACGCCGACGGTAAATACAGCTACAAGCACTACTATTTTGGCTGCCAACGGGTTTCGTAAGTGCCTTATTATTCAGAACAATAGCGCAGCAAACATAGCTATTGGATTGAATGGCGAGACATTAACCGGCATTACGCCAACATCAACTAACAAGTGTTATGTGTTGCCAAGCAGCGCAGGTAGCAACGTAATTCGGTTCACAGAAGGGTTTGTACCTTCTGGAGCAATTACAGCGTACCAGACAAGCGGTAGCCCTATTAACACGTTGGTAGTGATTGAAGCGTAGTGTTATATGCTAGATAGGCAATTATGCCTATTTAGGAGAATGAATTATGCCAAATCTTCAATGGCAACATCCGATGATGACTAACGGTGCGCCACAAAAGCGTTACCGTGGAGCCAACATCAGGTTCTTTTTTGCCTACAATGAAAACGAGGAAAAGTCTCTGCGTGAAGGCCGTCCCATATTTGACGAGATACCTTCAATTTCCATTCAGTTCCCAGGTGGCGATGAGACTGTACGCAAGATTGAGCCTCAAGACATACAGGAGTACCCAGAGGAGTACAAGCGATTCCAGGCTGGTGGCGAGCCAATTACTAGCGGTATGCCGCTACAAGAGTGGCCGTCAATGACTGGAACCGCTATGCGGGAACTTCAGTATCTTGGCTTCCGTACTGTAGAGCAGTTGGCTGAGACTCATGATGAGATTAAGCGAAAGCTCGGACCCCTTAGCAAGTTTGTTAAGTTGGCTCAGGAGTGGGTAGCAGCGTCACAGACAGACCAGAGCGAGGTAGTAAAGCTACGACAGCTTTTGGAGAAGTCAGAGGCTCGACAGAAAGCGCTTGAGGAAAAGCTAGAGCTTATGATTCAGCGAGTTGAGGCTAACGAAGGCACTGACCTTCGCGGCTATCGACGACAAATTGTTGAAGAAGAAGAGTCATACGACGATGTTGAAGAGGCATCCGAAGAACCAAAACGACGAGGGCGACCCAGAAAAGTATGAGCATAGCCACGGTTATACAAAACGTTGCAAATGAAGCTGGCTACACTGTTGAGTCCAACATCTTCTCATCCAACGAGACGACAACCAAGCAGCTAGTTGCGATTGCGCAACGCATTAACCGTGACATATTTGAAGCGTATCCATGGCCTAAGTGTTACGCTTCGGGCTCAATTACGCTGGTAGCTGGCCAATCGACGTACGCGCTACCAGCGGCTTTTTCTCGCTATCAATACGAAACATTTTGGAACCAAAGCACTCGCTGGCGTGTTTTGGGACCAATGAGCGAGCAAGAGTATGGCGAGATTCGAGGCTTTGGATTAGAACCAACAATCTATCAGCGGTTTCAGATACGCGGATTAAGTAACACTGAGTTGTTGATCAATCCTACGCCTGGCGCAAACAACAACGGCGATATACTCATTTTTGAGTACATAGCCGATAGATCAGTAGTCCCTAAGACTTGGGTGGCTTCTACGTCTTTTGCCGCTAATTCGTACTGTTTTTACAACGGCAACTATTACCAAACTACAGCCGGTGGAACGACTGGTTCTACCGCACCAACGCATACAAGCGGTTCAGTATCGGATGGTGGCGTAACTTGGGCCTATTACAACGGTCCGTACAATGAGTTTCGTGCGGATACTGACACCAGCATATTTCAAGAGAAGTTGTTAGAGCAGGGTATTCTGGAACGGTTTGCAGAGATTCACGGGCTTGACAGTATTCGCCCGGTATTCCAGCAACAGTTACATGAAGAGTTTGGTAGAACAATTTCAGGAAAGGTGATTTGGGCTGGTGGAAGCACGAGACCACTTCAGTATGCAAGAAATGGCGTAGCTATGTTTGGGACGTGGATATAATGCAAGAGCCAGCAATTACACAGAAAGACCCTATTGCTTACTACCGTTGGCTAAGAGCGCAGCGTATGCCAGGTGCTCAGGCTACACAGCTTGTTGAACAACGGTTTGGGCCGCCTACTACTCCAGATGAAAGAGCACAGCGTCAGCAAGCACAAGCCGAGAACGCAGGATTAGCACAAGCGGGGGGCGTGGTTGCTGGTGGTATTGTAGCAAACGAAGCTCTACGCGGATTTCCTAATGTTCGAAACTGGACAAGTACAACTGAACAACCGTTCGGATCTGGAATGGGCAATCAGGTTGGAGGTGCTATTACTAATGCTCAAGGAATTCCTGCCCAAACAGGATTCACTTCGACAGCAAATATGACTGGTAATGGATTGTATACTCCATATAAACCTGAAGTCGTTGCAACGAATGGCGATGTTTCTATTATTAAAACTCCAGCTGGCGGAACAACTCAAATTCCATCTGAGGCATTAAATGATCCTGGTTTCATGAGTTCCGTTAATTGGGACGCCGTAGGTAGTGGTGCACTTGCTTTATTGTCGGCCTACCAAGCATACAAATCATATCAATCTGGCGATAACTTGGGCGCAGGAATTTCTGGCGCAACAGCAGCAAGTTTAGGGGCGCAAGCTGCTAACCAGGCTGGTATGCAATTTGCCGGTTCGCAAACATTAGGAGCAGCAGCCGCTCCGCTTGCAGTAGCAGCCGGAGTTTACCAAGGATACAAAACAGCAGAAATGATTGGAGAAACTGCTGCTGGTTCTCAACGAACGCAACAGGGTGCGTTAGGCGGGGCTGCATCCGGGGCGATGATTGGCTCGTATTTCGGTCCCTGGGGATTGGCAATCGGCGCGGCAGTTGGCGCAGCAGCCGGAGCTATTGGTTCTTGGACTGGAAGCTCCAAAGGCAAAGCGCAATTCATGCGAGATAACATTCGTAATGTTTTGAAAGAGAACAAGGTTCTTGATCAAAATTACATGGGCACCTTAGCTGATGGAACAAAGTACAATTTCGGCCAAGACGGATCGACTCTTAAATGGAAAAACATTGATAAGATTGCGGAAGCTCAACCAAATGCCTGGAACAACACAATTCCACTAGCGGGCGCTTTAGCTGCTGCTTACGGTTTTGTAGGCCAAAAAAATGCGGATATTGCAGCTTGGTACGCAAAAGGCGCTGTTAGTAATGCCGGTGATGATCCAGCTATTGCCGTGAAAAACATGCAGCACTTTGCGCAACAACAAGGCGTAACCTATGATCTAGTCAAACAAAAACTTGACGAAGCATTAAAAGACGAGCGTATTGATCAAACTAAATACAACGAAATGTTGTCTGGCGCTCAACAATTAACAGCAGGGGTTCAGCCCACACAACAAAACAGCATGAAGCCTCCACCTAAAGGCGAAGTGCGACGGGTGTCTCCAGGTATGTATATGAATGATCAAGGTGTTGTTACAAAAGCAAAAACAGTACGACAAGCGTTGGAAAGCAATTATCGAGTAAGTAAATCCAAAAAGGAGAAATAATATGGCTGAAAAAGGTAAGATGCTAAAAGGCGCACTTGCTCGTGAACCTAAGATGACTCGGCTTTCTCCTGGTGTATATCGCGGCGAAAAAGGCCAGTTGATGACACAAAAGGGCAAAGCACTACCAAGACCGCAGCAGCCTCAGTACGGTAATCGTGGCCCTGCTCCCGTCAATAATATGGGCAGTCTACAACAGGCTGCTCAGGGCGCTATGCCAAACGGAAGTATGCCTATGTATCAAAATGCAGTGCAGCCAGGCATGTCATTTGCTGATGCAGTAGAGGCGGCTCGTAATCAACAGGCAGGTGGATATGCAGCACAGTTAGCTGCTCAAGGTTTCAACATGGGTGGCAACCGCGCTGATATCGACCCAGGGTATGCCGTGCAACCACAGCAAGCTATACTCCTGCAACAAGGCAACATGCAACGGCAGCCAGCCATACGAATAGAGCAAGGCAACATGGAACAATTTCTAGGACAATCGGCTAACAATCAGGGCCGATATAGATTGTCGCCGGGTGTATATGGCACTCGTGAACAGGCCATGCAGCAAATGCAGAGACAATATGGGGCTCCTACAATGGGAGTTCCGCAACCTCAACGACGACGCTACTAAGGCAAGCAAATGGCATTTCAGGGCATGACCATGCCGGGACCGTATATGGGGCTAGACCTAGTTAGCCCCATAGACAATATGGACCCTGCTGCAGCATTGGAACTGGTAAACATATTTCCAGGCGCTAATGTGTCAACGGTTCGCCTTGGCTATGAGCAGTTTGCAGACACAGGTTCGGCAACGCCAATAAAGTTTGTAGAAGCCATTAACCTAGCAAATGCAACTACTAAACTTGTTGCATCAAATGACACGACAATTTACGGAATTGATACTGCGGGTGTCGTCTCCACTATTACTGGGTCAACGGTCACTAGCGGAGAGTGGCAGTCGACAACCTACAACAATAGAATTTACCTTTGTAATGGCGTAGACAAAGCTCGCTATTGGAACGGTAGTGCAGCCACGACAAGCGACCTTACATTTACGGGCTTGGCTTTAACTTCAATGGTAGGAGTACATGCTCACAAAGAGCGGTTGTACTTTATTGAAAATGCTTCAAGTCGGATTTGGTATGGCGGTCTGCAGGTAACTGGAACGGGCGGCACACCTGCACTTACTAGCTTTGACCTAAGCTACGTTATGACCAAAGGTGGCTATGTAGTAGCTATTGGCAGCTACAGCAATAACACCAGCATGAGCGTCCAAGACTTGTTTTGGGCGTGCAGTTCAGAAGGTGAGATTGTTTTTTATAGCGGTTCTTACGCTGGCGACCCTACGTCTTGGGGCTTGGTAGCCCGCTATTACATTGGAAAGCCGCTTGGTCGTCGTGCGTTTGTCCGAGTAAACAATGATGTTTGGGTAATTACTGAGCAGGGAATTGTCCCGTTATCTGGCTTGTTTCAGGCTGACCCAGAGTCGGCGCTTGATATTGTAAGCAAAAATATCAATCCGTTAATTAGCGAAACCGCTAGTCAAATTGCGTTTGATCATCAATGGCATGGGTTTTTTTGGCCGCAAGGTCGAAGGGTGTATATCACCTTACCTCAAACCGGTACTCGATGTACTTTCTTGGTTTATTCGATTGACCGAAAAGCCTGGACTCAATTTCAGCTATTTAACCCAGAGCATTGTTTAAGCTCCTGCCTGTTTAATCGACTCCCATTTTATGCCTCTGCTACTGGCATTATTTGGCAGGGCGAAACTGGCCAAGCTGATGCCACTACTGCAACCGAAGCTCAAGCTATTACTTATGCTGCTAGGCTGGCATTTAGCTTCTATGGCTCCAGGGCGAACTACAAGGCGTTTAAGGACATACGCCCTATAGTCAAGGTTAAGCGCGGGGTATCGTTCAATGTAGGGCTTGATACGGACTTCAAACGACAAACTACCGTGACTGCAATCAGTTCTCCGGCTGGAGTATTTACGCCGTGGGGTAGCCCTTGGGGAAGTCCTTGGTCAGCCGAAGTGGAGTATGTGTTTGACAGGTTTGCTGTAAAGGGCCAGGGACACTGCGCAGCAATTCGTTTTGGTGGTTCCCTAAAAAACACGACCATGCAAATACTTGGTTTTGAAGTACGTTACGATATGGGTGGACAGGTATAATTATGGCACAACGCAAAACCGCATTAGCAACTGACCCATCAGCTAATAAAAAGCCAGTCCCAATGGACAATGCCGCAACCGCTCGACGCGAGCAGCGCATTAACTACCTGAAGCGTATTCGGCCAAATGACCCAGAAATCAAAAGGCTTGAAGGGCTTGTTCAGCAATACCGCTCTACAAACCCTGCACAACAGCAGGGACAGGCTCAATTAACGCCTGAGCAGATGGCGCAGCAAGGTATGCAAGGAGGTTTTTCCGCTTACCAGCAGCTTGCAAATCGTTACCAAACCAGTGACCCATATCAAATGCAGCAGCAGTACAGTCCGTACTTTGGGCAAGAAATGGAGCGTCAGCGTGAGAACCTCATGGAAACCTTTAATCGGCGCAACGCAGAGGAGTTTGCTCGGCAGGACGTTGCTACGCAACAGAGTATTGCAGAGCGAGGATTAGACCCAAATGGTCCTGCTGCTCAGGCACTTATGAAGGCCAACACACAGCGTCAAGACCTAGCGCGACAAGAAGCTATGAGCGCAGCAGAAAAGGATGCGCTAGCGGCTCAGCAGCAGTATTACTTACAGGCATATCAGACTGGAATGGCACCGTATGCTCAGTACGAGTACCTGCAGCAACCATACACACTAGGCTCACAGAACTACTACCAGCAGCAACAGTTGACTCAACAGCAAGCCTTTGAGCGAGCACAGCAACAACGAAATCTTGCTGCCCAGGAGCGAATGGCTCGTATGCGTGGTTCCGGTGGCGGGGCTGCTCCAGTTGACCCAATGGATGCGTTCTATGATCAACAAATTGGTTCCGGCTATGGACCACAAGGAGCATCACCAAATCCGACGGCATCATTCATTCAAGGTGCTACGGCTGCCGTTGGTTCTCAAATAGGTAAACAGAGGTAATATGGCAGATTTGCTAACTGACGCACTCACAGGATTAAACTACACTCCTGCCGACACGGGTTTTGGCATAGCACAGACTAGCCTTAACACCATGACGCCTCAGTTGATAACGCCGTATACTTCTACCGGTCGCGCAGTAGGCGTTGGCCTTGGCTCTATTCTGCTGCAATCGCTTTTGGGTTATCAGGCACGTCAACAAGCTGCGCGGGATACACTTGAGGTAAATAGCCTTGCCAATCAAATGCAGACCCTTGCAACCCCACAAGAACGAACTGACTTCATTCGTGGCGTGGGTGACATAGGCTATCAAAGCCGTCTTTCCAATTTGGCTACTGCATTAACAGCGCAAGACTTATCAGCTCGACAAAAAATTAAAGAAGCGGTTGGACTGGAAACTGGTAAATTAAAAGCGTTGCAGGAGTTTTACGCTACGCCCGAAGGTGCTGCGCAGCGAGAGTTTGAAATTAACAAAATTAGGGAAGAGGCCGAAGCGCGACGTTCTCCAATTGAGAATATACTTTTGCAAGAAGACGCAAGAAAAAATCGTCAAATTGCCGTTGAAGAGGCAAAAAATGCCGGAAAAAAAGAACTGGAGGATATTCGCAATAAAAATGCTCGCGAATTGCAAGATTTAAGACTTGCTGCAAAATCCGGTAATGAAGTTGCTAACCGCGATTTTAAGGCAAAACAAAACGAATTGGAACGTGAGCACGAAATGTTGCTTGCTCGAACGAAAATTGACTTAGGGGAAGAAAGCAAAATTAACTATCAAAAACGCCTAAATGAATTAGAAATAGCAAATATGGCTGCTGGCAAAGATGCCAAGTTAGCTCGCGCCGAAGCTCTCCTTACCCTTAACACAGCGCAACGCGAAACTTTATTGGAAAAAGCTGATGCGTTAGCTACAGAGCGTCAACGCAAATACGGCGAAGATATTGCTGCTCGCGCACGTGAAAGAAAAGAATTAGATCTAAAATATCCAACTATAGGCGGCAAAACTAAAGACGCAGTTGCTGATGCTGGACCGTTTGCTAATTTGGCAAAAGACTTAGCTGCCGATATCCGCAAAATTAGTTCTTATCCAGAATACAAAGCGGCTAGAAACTTAGCCGCAATCGGCGATGATAATTTGAAATCTCGAATTGCAGACATAACTGATCGTTTGACTCGCGTTCGTTCTGGATTAGCAACCAGAGGCGTCGAAGATGAAACGATGAAAACGATTTTGTTTGGCGATTCCACTTTGGGGCCGCAAGGCGCTGCTGAATTATTGGAACGTGTAGCCAACGATACGTTGCGAGTTGCAGCCGACAAAATAAGTGCCGGTACTCAAAGTCCTGCACGTTTAGTTGAAATCTACCGTAAAGCAGCTTCGGAAAATACGATTGTACCACTGACGCCTCAAACGTTTTCAGCAACCGGAGGACAAGCAGCGGCGTCTGATGTTGCAAGTTTAGATCAGTTAAAACAAGAGTTGGAACAAATAAAAGCACGACGCAAGCAACTTGAGGCGCAAAAGGGTATTCGATGACACCTGAAGAATTAGCCGCTGCACGCGAAGCACTATTGGCTGAAATACAAGCGGAATCTGCTGCATTAAATCAGATTGAAGCGTTGCCGGACGTAGCGCCTCCTACTTTGTCGTGGTGGGAGACAATGCAGCAGGAGGCAGACAAACCTCCGACAATGGTTGGTGCATTAACTCCAACTGAATATGCCTCTCAATGGACTCCAACAGGGGTCATAAATCAACTGCGCATGATTCCCGAGGAAGGAGCTAGTATTGCTGGCAGTATTGTTGGTGGCGTTGCTGGAACAGCTTTAGGTGGCCCGGTTGGAAGTGTTTTGGGTGGGGCGTTAGGTTCCTATGCCGATGTTCCAGTACAATTAGGTTTAGACTATCTTTTGGGAACAACACCAAAAACTGGCCGCCTACAAGAAGCAACAGAACAGGCTGTTATCGGTGCGGGATTGGAAAGTGCTTTGCGAGGAGCAGGTGCTTTAGGTCGAGTAGCAATACCGGCGTATCGGAAAGTTGCTGGAGCATTATCCGACTATTTGGGACCGAGCACTGCTGAGCAAGCTCAACGTGTTGTGGGCGCAGAGTTACCAGCTATTATCGTAGGAAGTGAGGCGGCGCAAACGGCAATAGGCAAAACGGCAGTTGACCAAGCTTTAGAAATTGCAGCAGCAGAACGCGCAGCGGCTATTGAAGGTGGACTTGCTGGCCAGAACCTAACCGTCGCTGATTTGTTGCAATCGGAAGGAGCAGCACAAGCCGAAGCATTGTTGGCTAAGCAGTCTGCTGGTCAAGCAAACGTAGAGTTGGCCAGAACCGCTCGTGCTCAAATTGATGACCTAAACCAAGCAGCTACAAAATTGACAGAGCTAAACGATCCAAATCCAAAACGCGCAGGAGAGGCTGCTCGTAATTTGCTGGAAAAAGCTCGTGCCAGTCAAAATCAAAGTGCAGGAGCATTGTTTACCGATGAAGTTCGCGCTATTCGCGCACCCATTACAGGAATCGGCAAATCTGCGGATGAAGCCTATAAATCAATTTACAAAGATACGGACGTTTTAACGCCCGACTCGGCATTAGATAAATTATACAATAAAATAAGAGAATTAGAAAAAGCACCAGCAACAGTAAAAACACCAGCAGGATTCGGTCGTGCTACTCCAACAGCCGCGACAAAGCCTACAAATACAACTGTTGGTATGTTGCAAGATTTGCGTTCCGAGGCATTAGAATTAAGCCGAACCGCCACTAAAGGTTCCCGCGATGAATTGTTTGCCGATCGGCTTGTTGAAATGCTTGGCAAGCGAATGGATGACGTTGAAGGAACGCAAGCGTTGTCGGAGGCTCGGCGTCAATGGCGAGAATATAAACAACGATGGTTTCGAACAGCGGAAGGACAGCCAAGTCCATTATACACGTTGTTACGAAAACAAAGTCCCGAGGATATCATAACAGCAGTCAGTAAAAAATCTGCAGTATCTGATGAATATGCTCGGGTAGTTGGAGCGATGGAGCCATATAAGTTAGCTACAGAAATGGCTGACTTTGTTCAGCAGAAAACGGTTCAAGATAAACTTAATTGGATTCGTTCTAAGCGAGCAATCTACGTTGATTCTCCCATCTGGCCTA